CTCTCTTTCGGCGTTTCTCCATCTCTTTCTGTTCTGGCTTCCGTTTTTTCGGTCTGGTTTGAGGGGGGCGGGAATAGCGCTGATACATCGAAAGTCCCGTCCGCGTTTCTGGTGACAGCCTCCGGCTCTGCTGCTGGTTGTTTTTCCTCCGGCACCACTTTTTCTTTTTCACCCTGATTTGAGGCGCTGTAATTGTTATGAACCCACTTCGGATCGTCCGGGTCGCTGATGCCTTCGACATATTCACCGCGCGCGGCTGCCAGTTGTTTACCAACATCAACCGGGTTTTTGGGTGGAATGTTTTTACGTGCTTCGTGCAGTTCTGCCCGTATTTTCTGGTAGCCTGCTTCTGTCTGGCTTACAGGTGGCTCATTCTCCAGCGGCTGCGGGTCCGGATGATGTTCAGTTGTGTCCTGTTCCACTGCTTCAGGCGTTGCTGGTTCATCTGCCAGTTCGCCTGTCGGTTGCGGTTTTTCTTCATCACACTGAAATCTCCCTGTCTCAATATCCCGCAGACATTTGCCCGCCTGACGAAGCCTTGCTGCATTTTCTTCATGGGTTGTTGGGGGGTTATCAGGCACATATTCGTACCAGTCCGGATCGCGAACACCATGAACGGCAAGAAAGCTTTCGCACCACGTCCGGCGAAGATCAGGATTACCGTTATGTACGGCCTTTGGCGCTTTGCGTACCAGGTCAATAATGGTCTGTCGGTCGTAGCCTTTGATGTCGGGAATAATGCCCACTGTCATCGACATTTGTTTCCAGTCTTCCCGGTCTTCGGCGATGATACGTTTTGCAAAATCCATTGCAGGACGCAGGTTATTCAGATCCAGCTCCTCACAGAAACCACAGGCGAGCTCATAGTTAATCGTTCTGTGTGTCGGTTTTTCGCTACGGCGTGGACGTTCTGGCTTATTTACGTCGTCGACAATTACTTTATGTGGCCCGGTTTTTTTAACGGGTGCAGGTTTATTCTTCAGGCGTTCAGCCCATTCCTTAATCAGCAGGCCGCGGTTAATGTGTTCAGCACTGAACCATTCCTTAAAAAACTTAATAGTGGTGCATAACTCAGGCACTTTTCCATCGACAGGAAATACCTGTTTATACGCATTCACTGCTTTGTGAATATCGTGCTCGATAGCTTTTTTGAACGGCTCTACATTTTCTGCTGCGAGTATCAGGTTCTGGACAGTGGTATTCTGAGTATCCATCTCCAGACACGCGATTTCTTTTTTCTGGTCTGTATCGACGTGATAAAGATATTCTCCATCGCCAATATACTGTGCCAGAACGCGATGGCGGAACGGCAGTGTCGCAACCACGGTCAGTTGAGGGTTTGCTGGCGGGTTATGAGATTCCTGTATCCCGTTTTCTCCGGCAGGAGTGCCAGTACCGTCGGCGCGTTCTGTTTCATCTGATTTAACAGCAGAAGCTGCGCCGGGGATAAGTGTCAGGGTTTTGCCGTCTTCGCCACCGGGTTCGCGGTTTTCACAAAATTTAGTATCAAAGGCCCCCTCGGGCGGAATGTCATTTTCTACCGGAAAATGTACGCGTACAGGTCTGGCAAAATCAGCTTCATCAAATCCGGCAGCATCCATAGCCAGTTCGCCACGGGAGAGGGCGAGTGACTGCTTTTTAGCTGTACACCAGAAAAAACCGGCTTTAAAGCCGAGGCGTTTCCTGGCACTTTCATTTTTAACCTTGTAATAAAATGAATATTCTTCCTGCTTAATGCTCATTGTTTTTTAACCTCAGTTAAGATTAAAATCGTTTTGCCAGTGAAAATCCTCTCCGGGTGCTCACTGGTCATGTCTCTGGTGGTGGGTCTGGTCGCTCACCTCAGCATCGCCGGGATGTAAAGCCGGGGAAGCGCCTGCATTTAATGCAGGCTTTTTTCCTTTGAGGCCTCAGACATCGCCCGCGCAAAATCACTTGCAACAGACAAGCTCTTCAATGCACCAATAACCTCCCTGGGGACGTCTTTCACTTTGAGCAACATGGCTGCTGCGGCTATAGTGGAGTCCCATGCTCCTATTTTTTCATCTGCATATGCAGTTATTGATTTATTTATTGAATAGCCATCTTCGTTTCTGTTTAACTCGTATGAATAGCCAATAACTACCGGCATATTGTTTTGCTCGCATATCTTAAATATACGGCTGGTGAGTTCTTTTAGTTCCTGTAATACTGCTGCATCAGGCGTTGTATTTTTCATTTTTATTTCCTTTTTCAGGTTGAGTGAATCCCTGCCATTGCTGGCATGATTTAAAAAATGGTATTGTTAAATTAATCAGTTTGTCAGTGGTTCGCCTTTACCATCAAGATAAATTTCTATAACTAAATCCCGGATGGTAATATTTTCACGAATATTTGTTAACGTCAGTTTTCCCCTGGTATTAGCCGTGGCTTTATAAATCCGGTCATTATATTTAACCATTGTTCCGGGAACCGCACATTGCCGTATGACCTCCATTGTACCGTAGTGCTGGTGTTTCATTTTTCAGTCCTCCTGTTGTAATTCACTGACCCTTATTTCAAGCCAGTCAGCCACATCGCGGTGGTCGAAGTAATCAAGAAAGCTGTCGAGTTTATTTCTGGTGGAAATCCAGCGGGCTATATTTTTCTCGCCGATGACATCAAGAAGTTCCGGGGTGTCATCAACCGATTCAACCAGTTCAGATAATGAAATACCTTCAATTTCAACACCGACACGATGAATGTTTACGGGTTTAATTGTGGCGTCGGCTCCCTCCAGATAAATACCGATAGTGCTCATGGTCATATCTCCGGTTTAAAAAGGGCGGATACCAGAAAGGAATGAACTGGTACCGCCAAAGACTACACACAGCAATGTCACGGGTTCCACTCGCAACCGGAAGCGCGCTCAACCAGGATCGGTGGATTTAACGACAACCTTAGTTAAGTAGCGAACGCGCTTTCGTGTTGTGTGCTCCGTATCGTGGAGCTGACGCCCGTCTTTATCCACATCGGGGCGGTGGTATACTGGAGTTCTCACACAACCAGTAAGGATATAAAAATGACACCCCGTCCAATTAGTGTTTTTTGGTTCAAAAATCTCGATCAGTACGAATCATGCAAAGAAATTTTGACCGATTCGTGGGTGCTACCTGACGATTATCGGGACTGGCTTATCCGCTTCAATCAGATGATTGATCGTTATGAACGCAGTGGTATCGAGGTGATCAAAGTAGAGATAGAGCCCAACGAGTTCTCCATCTGGTGCCTCGCCAACGGATGTGAGATAAGCACCCAGAGCTGCAACGACTTCGCTGTTTTCCATGGCAGTAGCAAGGCGCTCCGCGATAGAGATACTGATTGGGGATATGAGTAAACAAACTCGTCCTTCAATTCTGAATATTTCTATTTTCATGACAGTACCTCTACAAATTCTGCGAAGCTTAGCGCCCCCTTACCTTCGATAAGGCTTTGAAAGTATTCCTGGTAAGCCTTTTCCATGGGGGTATTGAAATCCATGCTGACCTCATTCCCGCTTAACGCCCGGCGGCGGAACGTTTTATCTACTGCGCTTGTTACTTAACAACAACTGCCGTCATGTTCGTATGCCTCAGGCTGGCTACTTAGCCCGACTCAGCAGCGGGATAACTCTTGGTATTGTCCGGCTGTTATCTGGTCTGGCGTTGTCTTGATACATCAAATGCTCACATATCGTGAGTAATTTGTCAATATGAATTGTGAGCATTATTTTTTTGGTGGGATATGGATAAGCAAAAAAAATCCCGCATTTGCGGGATTACTAAGAGGGGAGGTTAGCTCAAGAGGATGGAGTATCTTTTTTATGCTGTCTGCTTCTAAGGTATTGTTCTACATACTCATCAATTTCTTTTAATCTGATTTCAAACAGATCAAGCATACGTGTTTGCTCTGATGCTGGCAGTTGATTAAACAATTCGAGTAGCTTTTGTTGGTTATCACTCAGCCATGAGTTGGCATTTTCCTGCTTACCGAACATTAGTTCTGCGGGGGAAATGCCAAGCACTTGACCAAGCGTAATGGCATCCTCAGCTCCAATACTCCGCGTTCCAGCCTCGTAATTTGCAATGCGTGACGACCCCGACCAGCCACATAGCTTAGCCAGTCGTCCCATGCTTAATCCTCTGTTTTGGCGGATAGTTTTAAGACGTTCGCCAATTTGTTCTGCAATCGTTTTCATGTTTGGAATTTTATCACGCTACGTGAAATTGATGATACTCACGTATGCGTAGTTGACTATGCTCACGAATTGTGAATAATAAAATTCGGAGGTTTTAAATGAACAAAATTTCAACATACAGAAAGCAACTGGGGCTATCTCAAAGGCAGCTTGCGACTCATTTGGGATGGATACAGAGCCGTCTGGCGAACTACGAAGCAAATTTTCGCACACCCGGACTGGAGGAGTGCCGAAAAATTGTTGCCACACTTAACCATCTGGGATCTCGCTGTGTTCTTGATGATGTTTTCCCGCCTCATGTGAACGATAGCAGAACCATATTAGCGAAGGTGAACAACCATGATCACCCCTGAAACAGCCAGTCAGGCGTTATCGTCATGGCTGGCATATCTACAGATAACCCAGGAAACCGCCACGCAGCTGATCACCCGTGCATTCATGGAGCAGCCGGCGCGACCGGAAATAGCGGTTCACCGTATCGAGCGTGACGACGGAACGGTGGATTACGACGCATGGCGCCGTAACCGGATAAACATTTTTCAGCGCTGGCGGAAACGGGAAACGGCGGAACACTGCGAGAAATTCTCTGCGCTGATCCCCGCTATTCTGGAGGCGATCCGCAAAAGTGCGCCGGAACTGCATAAACGAATAACGGCAGGGCAGAGCATTGAATACCTGCTTTCACAGCTTTTAAAAAAACCGCAGTGGCAAGCGCGGTACTTCTTGGCGCGCCGCTGGCGGATTTTGAGCGAAAGTGTGACGAGGCCATATATGCGTTACAGGCGTTACGTAGCGGTTATCGCCAGCAGTACCAGAGACATGACCAGTGAGTAATTTTTTATGTTTTATCGCCCGGAAAAGAGCGTAGAGAGGCTTTATGGCCGCACTTCCATACATGCAGCTTTACATCGCTGATTATCTGGCGGACACCATGCACCTTTCTGCCGAGGAACATGGAGCCTATTTGCTGTTGATGTTCAATTACTGGCAGACCGGAAGAGCTATCCCGAAAAGCAGGCTGGCAAAAATTGCTCGGATTAGCAATGAACGCTGGGGGGCTGTGGAAGAGTCCCTGAGAGAGTTTTTCATTGATAACGGTACTGAATGGGTTCATGAGCGTATCGAAAATGATCTCGCTGCGGTCAGGGATGTTCTGGCGAAAAAGTCGGCAGCAGGAAAAGCATCTGTTCAGTCCAGAAGGAACAGGAAGAAAACGCAGGCTGCCAGTGGAAGTAACACATGTTCAACAGGTGTTGGTTCGGTGTTTAAACAGGAAGCCAACAAAAAGGGAACTAATAAAGATATAGATCTAAAAGAATTAAACCCCACACATAACGCGTGCGCGCGCGCGAGTGCTCCGGTTAGTCAGCCTGGAATTATGGAACAGCCTGTCGTGACTGAACCGGAATACCGGGAAGGCCTGAACGAGCCGATCGGGAAATTCTCAATGATGGATGACTGGCATCCCTCGCTGGATTTCCGACAACGGGCCGCCCAGTGGGGCGTTGCGTTACCAGAGCCGGAGTATTTACCTACGGAGCTTGTCGCGTTCAGGGATTACTGGACGTCGGAGGGAAAGGTGTTCACACAAATCCAGTGGGAACAAAAATTCGCCCGTCACGTAAACCACGTCAGGGCAAAGGCGAAACCAGCCAGCAGGGGAGAAAGCCATGCAGAAATCCAGCCAGACAGCACCGCATCGCGGGCAGTACAGCAAATCAGGGCAGCCCGCGTGCAGTGGGAACGCGAAAACGGGATCGTCAGCGACGGAGACGGCCTGGCGACTCTGGGAAGTCATGGGGGAAATTTATTCGAACCGATGGACGCAGAAGAACGGCGCGGCACCTTCGAAGCTGTGGGTGGCCCAGATTGGGGCGATGACTGAGCGCCAAATCCGGCTGATTTGTCAGCAGTGTATGGAGCGATGCCGGTCGGCTGAGACATGGCCGCCGGATCTGGCTGAGTTTATTTCGCTGGTTTCTGAAAGCGGAGCTAATGCGTTTGGTCTCACAGCCGATGCGGTGCTGGCGGAATATCGTCACTGGCGTAACGAGTCCTGGCGCTACTCCGGCAGTGATAAATATCCGTGGCCTCAGCCGGTTCTGTATCACATCTGCACCGAGATGCGCAGAACGGGCGTTGAGCACCAGATGACGGAAGGCGAACTGAAACGACTTGCAGAACGGTTACTGGCGAAGTGGACAAAACACGTCGGTAATGGTTTCAGCATACCGCCGGTACGCCGTCAACTGGCAGCGCCGCGTCATCCGGCAGGGCCAACCCCGGCACAACTGATGATGGAAGAATTCAGACGGCGTAAGGCGGCGGGAAGGCTTTAACAGGGGGGACTTATGAGCAGAAATTACACACCGGCGCAGAAAGCTGAAATACAGAAGCGCCTGACGGAACTGGTACGAACCCACGGTCGGATGACGTTTGGAGAACTGCGGAAGATAACGGGGTTAACCATTTTTACAGCCCGCCACTACCTGGAAAAGGCGGAAAGTTGTGGGGATCTGTATCAGGCCGGGAGAAGCGGTATTTTCCCTTCGGAACGGGCTTTCCGGCTTTGGAAGCAGAAACGTGAAGATGCCAGGATTAACCGCTTTTTGAAAACACCGGAAGGTGTGGTGAGTTCCTACGATCGGACCAGAAACGTTATCTGTACGGAGTGTCGGAACAGCGTGACGATGCGACGGGTACTGGCATTTTATCGGGGAAATTACCGGGAGGCGAAATCTGCATGAAAATCGAATACAAGGAAGGAGGAGCTGAGTCCCGTCTGGTTATCACCAGCGGTTTCCTTTGGTGGAGAAAACATATCCATCTGGTTGATGAAATTTTGTTGCGTGTGCCGCAACTGCGGGCGGTGAGTGAGGGATTTTTTATCGTGACGACGACCGTCAGTGGATTTACAGCGGATGTGCTACGGGCGGAAATGATTGTTGAAGGTATGGGGTACAAGGTGATGAACGCCGAAATGATACATAACAGTTGCATGGAGGCAGACAAATAGCTGGCGTAACACAGAGCGTTGAGTACAATTGCTGCGGGTGCTTGAGGCTGTTTGCCTGGAGCATTCGTGAAAGGCAGACAGAGAAAAGCCCCAGTTAACATTCGGCGTCTTGCAGGACGCTTAACATTAAACTGAGGCCACATCTATGCTCTACACACGTAGATTAGCCTCTTACGGACCGAAAGGTCAAGGAGAAGCAGGCTATGAAGCAGCAAAAGGCGATGTTAATCGCCCTGATCGTCATCTGTATCACCGTTGTAATGGCGGTGCTGGTAACGAGGAAAGACCTCTGCGAGGTACGCATCCGAACCGGCCAGACGGAGGTCGCTGTCTTCACGGCTTACGAATCTGAGGAGTAAGAGACCCGGCGGGGAGAAATCCCCGCCACCTCTGATGTGTCAGGTATCCTCAATGCACCCACATTCAACCCGCTCCGGCGGGTTTTTAATGTCCGGGAAATGAGCATGTCAAAAAATAACCAGTTATAAGATTATAAATAGAACACAGAGAAAATGTCATCGCACGTGGTCAAAAAAATAGCCATATTTATTAATAATGATAATTAGTAGCCTCCTATATATTCATGATGAGAATGAAGGTGCATTTAAAAATGCTCAAGTTCGTTATCTATGGAGACACCGTGAAAAAATTAAATAAAACATTCACTTGTAAATATGCTGTTATTCGCCGTGATGACATGACAGTAATTGCTGAAATGGATTTTTTTCCTGACTGCAACAGGTCGTTGATGTATCGGGATGGCCGCTATGTCCGGTTTCTGCCGTTGTTGCAAAATGACATCATGGGGAGCGATACCCTGATTAATGAGCTAACTATCAGGGCCGGTTATCATGAATAATCATCCTTTGTTATACTCGTCAGCGGGCTGAACTCCCAATCTACTGCGCCAACGGAGAGAACGATGGCGCATTTACAACTGGTCAAGCAAACCTCATCAGGGCTTCTGCTCCCGGCGACGCCGGAGAGTGGGGATTTCCTGCGCTCAGTAAAAATCGGTGAGTGGATACACGCCGATTTTAAGCGTGTCCGCAACTACGCCTTTCATAAACGATTTTTTAAACTCCTTCAGCTTGGTTTCGACTACTGGACGCCAACGGGCGGCACGGTCACATCGCGGGAACAGAAACTTATCTCCGGGTTCGTTAATTTTCTTTGCGACTCCGCAGGCCAGGAATATATCCCGGCCCTTAACGAGGCGGCGGAACAGTACCTCCATAACGTAGCTACCCTGCGAACCGGGGACGTCGCCCTTCTTAAATCTTTTGATGCCTTCCGGGAATGGGTAACCGTTCAGGCCGGGTTTTATACCGAGCATTTTTATCCGGATGGCAGCCGCGGGCGCCGGGCGAAATCCATAGCATTCGCCAGTATGGACGAAACCGAGTTTCAACAGGTCTATAAAGCTGTGCTGAACGTCCTGTGGAACTGGATTCTGTTTCGTAAATTTTCCTCTCTGGAAGAAGTTGAAAATGTGGCCGCGCATCTGCTGGAGTTCGCATGAAAATGACATGGTTTCAGCATCCGGTGTGTACCACCGAAGAGGCGGATGAGCTGGTGGCGGGATACCGGCGCCGTGGCGTGAAGGTTGAGCGTTACGGTGAGGCGGCGGTGCTGGCACTCGAGAACAATAACACCCCGCACCGCTGGACGGTCGAGGAGCTGAAGGAAATCAGGCTCGCGGCTCTGGCGGATCTGCGTGCGCTAAAAAAGCTGGAGGCCGCATGAAACCAGAACTGATCGAGATACTCCGCATGCGCTGGTTGCGTCTCCGAATTTATCGATACCGGGGATCTTTTCCTGTGGCATACCGCATTCTTCGTAATTACGTCCGCATTGAAGCAAAACGGGAGCATCGAAATGAATCTTGAGTCCTTACCGAAATATTTTTCACCTAAATCCATGATGCCCGGCGCAGTACCATGCGGAATAACGTCTGATACGCTGACTATTACTGACGTAATGGCATCCCTCGGGCTACTTACTGCAAAAGCCGCAGTGGGTATTGAATTGTATCTTGCAAAAGCTGGGGTTTTATCTTCTGAAAATATCATCGCCTATATCAGGCTATTAGCAGAGCAGCGTGCAGAACGGCATGGGGCATTACGGAAAATGGAAGAGGGTAAGCGTTCAAAATTTCTCGACACTATGGCGCGTTATGTATTTCGCGATTATTCCCTCAGCGCGGCCAGCCTGGTGACGTGCAGTAGCTGTCATGGTGCTAAATTAATTGATGCTGAGGTTTTCACGAACAAGGTTACCTATCCGGATGGTAAGCCACCAAAATGGGTAAAAGATACGAAAGGTATTTCTCCGTCCGACTGGGAGGTGTGGAAATCAGTTCGTGAGCAGGTGCGCGTAGTGTGTAAGGCGTGTGATGGCAAAGGCCATGTGAAAAATGAATGTCGTTGCCGGGGACGCGGAGAAATTCTCGATAAGAAAAAATCTGAGTTGCAGGGCGTGCCGGTTTATAAAAAATGCCCAAGATGCAAGGGAAGAGGCTACCCACGTCTCAAAGATACCGAGATTTTTAAAGCACTAGGAGTAACGGAAATGGTATGGCGGTACAACTATAAACTGTTTTTCGATCGGCTGGTGGAGCATTGCCATATTGAGGAATCGTATGCAGAAAAGGTTCTGGGAAACGTGACTCGATGACCAAAATAATTTAGCTATTGCAAACTTAACGGAAAATGGCTAACCTGATTCCAACGATGGGTTATTATGCCTGTGACGTTACAAGAATTAAGAACCTCGCCTCGGCGGGGTTTTCTTTTATGGATTCCCGACGCCAATAAGACAAAGTGCGGGGAGTGATGCGGAGTCTACATGTTCCAGCCGACCGCAAAGCTCACACAGGCAGGACCACAATCTGATACCGCGATAGCTTTTGCTGATCGCGCCGGAGCGGTAACCGGCAACAATTTAAGCCTCGGTGATTGCCGGGGCTTTTCTGTTTGTGCCGTCCGAAATAATCCCTCTGAGTTTTGTCGTTAATCCACCGGGCGGCCTTCCTACTTCACACTGCGCCATCCGAGCTATCGGAGGTGAGGCTTATGAAAATGCACAACGATCCCCATTCAATGGACTCACAATCTATTTTTGCTGGCTCACAATTACTGCCAATGGAAAAAACTTCTCATTTGGCTCTGAGCGTCGGATTTCGCTCTCACTTAGCGTGAGTCCACGTCCGATTTCAGTTGCAGTTATTGTGAGCCAAAATTTGCGCTGATTGCGAGTCTGACTTTTTTCGATTGTGAGTCGTTACAGATAGCCGCCGGGCCAGACACCACAACGGTACCAGGTGGCGTTATGTGCTAGAAACCGAAATTCTTGAACATCTCATTACTACTCATATCGTTGGCTGGCGCACGGTTCATCGACTCCATCTGCTTGATCAACCCTATGCTAGCACCAACAGGCCCCCCGACGCTGAAACCGACGCTGCTGGAGCGGGTTTTGCTGGTGCTACTGCTGTGGGTTTGACTACGGGTGTTACAGTTGCTTTGGTGTGTCCGTGTGAGACCATTTTCGCTGAGCTGGCTATCTTCACTTTGGGTGCAGTTTCCCTGTGACTGGCTGTGACTGTCTCCTGTGGTGTGGTTGCGGCTATCCGTGTGCCACTCGCTATAGCCTCCCGCCGGCGCAATGATTCCGACCGATGTACCGTGGGTGGCATAGGGAGGCATGACCATGCCACTACAGCCACCGAGCAGTAACGCGGTGCCGACGATAAAAATGAACTTACCCAGAGCGGTGTTTTTCATTAGTTCCTACCTATTTCTTCTCGTTGGTTATTTCTATGCCCTGCCTTGGCAGGGCTCGCTATTATTCATTCTTCAACTGTGAGATCAAGTTATTTTAATTAAATCGGTATTATTCTTAATTGTGTTCTTTATGAATAAATATCCTCCGGCTATGCCGGAGGATATTTATTATTTCCCCTCATAACTGAGAGGCCCCACACAACCAGAGGGGGATGAATGTCCGAATCGATTTCTGGTACTGGGTTAGCAGGTGGCATCCTGACAGGAGCCAGTGTTTATGGACTGCTGACCTGTATTAGCTCAGACCTGAACTGGTTACTGTGTTGTAGCATCGTGGGATTTTGCATTTTTTGATGAGTGTCAATTACTAAATTCGTAGGCGATTCTTGGTGGTGATGTGTGACCCATCTCTTTTAAAATGATATTGGTATACTCGACTACCGGGCCTCTTGGATTACTGTCTTCTTTGTCCTGAAGGTGAGTCAACGCGTGTACAACTTCATGAATAAATGAGCGTGTTGTATCAAATGGTTGTGGGCCATCATTACTTTCATAACACTCTGGTATTGAATCATCGTCTGTATCATCCAGGTTGAGGGCAATCACTTTTCTGCCTTCTGAACTCTCCAGGTCTTCATCAGTTACGGTAGTACCAAAGTTTTCTCCGGCTCCCAGCAACCAGCGTTGTTCTACATCATGCAATTCCTGGTCGTAGGCATAATTCATCAGTCTGCGGAATGTCCCGCTTTGAGTGTATGCATCTTCAAGTATGCGTGATAGCACCTCACGGCATTCATCATAGGTATCATCATCAATTTCGATATCAGGGTCCATTCCTCCTGGTCCAGAGATAAGGTATTCAGCAAGACACATTGGTTCCAGCCTGGCTTTATCATCGGTAGCAAGACCATCATGTTGGAGGCGTAATTGCGAAGGATTATCTTGGTGTTCTGGAAGGTCTGGAAATACCTTGCTGTCATGAGGATGGGATAATCCATATGTTGACATCATATTATTGATAAATATTGGTTTAATTCCTGCTGGCATGATGAGTTACACATCCTTTTTATTACATGGAATTAACATTCTATAAATAGCATGTTTTTGTCAAACAGAATTCACTCAGCACGCAATCAATTAAGCTAAAAGCTAAATTTGCAGTATTTGTGCCTCACCTCCATTAAAATTGTACTCTGCGTGATTTTACTTTCAGATTCTGCAACCACAGGCAATCCTGTTTTACAAGATATTAAACCCTGCAACCCAACCATTTCACTCACTCTAGTTACCATCCGAAATCATCGGAGGTGAGGCTTATGAAAATGAATGACAAGACTCCTGAATTCTGGGCTGCGGTTTTGACCGGACTCAAAAATGCGTGGCCCCAGATACTTGGGGCGTTAATGGCCGGACTCATTGCCTACGGCCGACTGATATACGACGGCGCCACCCGTAAAAATAAATGGCTTGAGGGCGTCCTGTGTGGCGCTCTTTCCTTATGTGTCACCAGTGCGCTTGATGTGGTAGGCCTGCCGGTTTCCATTTCGCCTTTCGTTGGCGGAATTATTGGCTTTGTCGGTGTGGACAAGCTGCGCGAAATCGCAATTAGCGCACTCAAAAAACGTGCAGGGGTTAATGATGAGAATCAGTGAAAAAGGCATTACCCTAATCAAAGAGTTTGAAGGTTGTAGCCTGACAGCTTATCCGGACTCGGGAACGGGGGGAGATCCCTGGACGATTGGTTATGGCTGGACCCACTCTGTTGACGGTAAGCCAGTTAAGCCCGGAATGATGATTGACGAGGCTACTGCCGAGCGCTTGCTTAAAACTGGTTTAGTCGGTTATGAAAATGATGTGTCCAAACTGGTTAAGGTCAAGTTGACGCAAGGCCAGTTTGATGCGCTGGTGTCGTTCGCGTACAACCTCGGCGCCCGGACATTATCCTCATCAACTCTGCTGCGGAAGCTAAACGCTGGTGATTACGCCGGCGCCGCTGATGAGTTCCTGCGCTGGAATAAGGCTGGTGGCAAAGTACTGAACGGGCTTACCCGTCGGCGTGAGGCGGAGCGTGCTCTGTTCCTGTCATGATGTTCAACTGGAAAACGATGTTTGTTGGCCTGTTGCTCGTCTCGCTAATTGTTGCCGGTCGGCTGGCAAATCACTACCGCAATAACGCTATCACTTACAAGTACCAGCGTGATACTGCTACTCACAACCTGAAGCTGGCGAACGAGACAATTACCGATATGACGAAGCGCCAGCGTGACGTTGCCGCCCTCGATGAAAAATACACGAAGGAATTAGCTGATGCACAGACCAGGAATACTGATTTGCAGCGCCGCCTTGCTGCTGGTGGCCGGGTGCGCGTCGAAGGACGATGTTCAGTGCCCACCGAGACCGAAACCGCCAGCACCAGCCGCGTGGGCAATGCTGCCACCGTCGAACTCTCTCCAGGTGCTGGACAAAACGTTCTCAATATCCGCGCCGGGATCATCAGCGACCAGGAAAAACTGAAGTATTTGCAGGAGTACGTTCGCACGCAGTGCAGATAAAAAAATCCCCGCAGGAGGGAAAAGGAGCTTACCTGCGGGGGAGTTTCAGAAATGCATAAACATGACAATGTCTCTGGGTCTGCGTACTACCACATCGCGTTTTTATCGTACTGATATAAGCCAGTTTTCGTACACCTCAAAAACGTAACCAGACGCTAAAAACTGGTACACCTCATGAAAATAACCCAATGGCTGAAAAGCCTCATCCATACGGAGCAAAGAGAAATGCCGGATATGAAAGATATCGTCACCGACGACATGGTGAAAAACGCCCTCAAATCAGACGCCGTTACCACCGCGGTTAAAACGCAGATTAAATCCACTCTGGATCAGCAGATTGACGCCGCTGTCGATACCGCATTGACCGATATTCTCGGTAGTGATGCTGATAATACGGTTATGCAGTAGGTGAGATCAGGCATTACAGCAGCCCTTCAGTGAGGGGCTGCGATAATGGTTAATCACAGGGAACATAATCATGGCAAAACCGGACTGGGAGGCCATCGAGACGGCATACCGGGCCGGAATTATGAGCCTTCGTGAAATCGGTACTCTGTATGGTGTAACAGAAGGGGCGATAAGGAAGAAAGCTAAGAAGCTGGAGTGGGTACGCAAAAATGGTACGCAGGTACGCAAAAATGGTACGCAAAAAAACACGGTGCGTACCACAAGGAAGCCTGCCAGCTCCGGCGCAGTGCAAAAGCATTCACAGCCAGAAACCAAACCTTCCGCAGATACGAAACCCGAAACGGTACGCAAAAAGGTTGTCACTAATCATCCCCCTTTTCAGCCCGGTAATCAGTATGCACTGAAACATGGCGGTTACGCCCGGCGCCTTCTCCTGAAAGATGAAGTCGTTGAGGATGCCAGAGCGCTGACGCTTGAAGATGAGCTCTTCCGGTTGCGGGCGAATAACCTGATGGCCGCCGAGAACATTGGTCGCTGGCTCACCCTGCTGGAGGATGCGGAGGAAGAGCAGCAGCGCAAAATTCTGATGGATAACATCAGCGCTGCCGAAAAGGCGATGATGCGTAACACCGTGCGCATTGAATCCATCGTTGGAACGCTGGCGACCGTTAGCAAAATACACGCCGACACTGATTATCGTTTGGCGGCTACTGATAAGGTATCTCTCCAGGCTGACAGGCTGCGACGTGATGCTGGTATCGATGATGGTAACGGAGAACGTGACCTGAATGACTTCTACGCCGATATCCAGACCGACGCTTAATCCGGCCCTGAGAAACTTCTGGACCACGCAGGCGCGAAATAAGGTGCTCTATGGCGGGCGGTCATCGTCAAAATCATGGGATGCAGCCGGATTTGCAATATTCCTGGCAAATAAATACAGCCTGCGTTTTTGCTGCGCTCGCCAGATCCAGAACAAAATTGAAGAATCGGTTTACACGCTTCTCAAAATTCAGATAGACCGGTTTGGCCTGCGGCATCGTTTCCGCATTCTGAACAACAAAATCATTAACCGGGTTACCGGCTCGGAATTTGTTTTTTATGGGTTATGGCGCAACATCGAAGAAATTAAGTCACTGGAGGGGATCGATGTGTTGTGGCTGGAAGAAGCCCATGCACTGACGGAATATCAATGGAAAATACTGGAGCCGACAATCCGTAAAGAGGGTTCAGAGTGTTGGTTTATTTTTAACCCTGGACTGGTCACCGGTTTCGTGTGGCGTAACTTTGTGGTCGATCCGCCAGAAGATACGCTGATTCGCAAAATCAACTACGACGAGAATCCATTCCTTTCAGACACCATGCTGAAGGTTATCGATGCAGCCAGGCATCGTGACCCGGAAGGGTTTGTGCATGTTTATGAGGGCGTACCAGAGTCTGATGATGATGCGGCAATTATTAAGCTTTCGTGGATTGAAGCGGCTGTTGACGCGCATAAGGTTCTGGGCTTTGAGCCTGAAGGACGTAAGCGCATCGGTTTCGATGTCGCCGACAGTGGTGCGGATAAGTGTGCCAACGTCTATCGACATGGTTCTGTGGTGTACTGGGCCGACGAGTGGAAGGCGAAAGAAGACGAGTTGCTGAAAAGTTGTCTGCGTACATACATGGCTGCTTTAGAACGGGGGGCCGATATTGTTTATGACTCTATTGGTGTCGGGGCCACAGCGGGTGCCAAGTTCTCTGAAATTAATGAAGATCGCAGGCGTGCTAATCCTGTGGCATCGCAAATCACCTATCAACGTTTTAATGCCGGAGCTGGTGTGCATGAGCCGGATAATGAATATAACGGTATCCCAAATAAAGACTTTTTTGCAAACCTGAAGGCACAGGCCTGGTGGCTGGTGGCTGACCGTTTCCGTAATACCTTTAACGCCGTGAACGCGGTGAAAAATGGAGAGGCGGGAGAGACATTCAGCGTCGATGAGTTAATCAGTATTGATTCCTCATGCCCTCTGTTGGAAAAGCTCAAGCTGGAACTCACCACGCCACACCGCGATTTTGACCGTAACGGTCGTGTAATGGTGGAAACCAAAAAGGAACTGGCGAAACGTGATGTTCCATCGCCGAACGTAGCTGATGCCTTCATTATGTCCTTTGCCCCGACGGTAATGCCTATCGTAATTTCTGATGATTTTATGGAGTGGATTTGATGTGGCTTTTTAAACGTAAAAAAACGGTGACACCGCCAGAAAGTCCGCCTGAACCACATCCGATGACGATCAGCGATGAGGTGGTTGCTGAGGCCGGACAAAAACCGCAGCGTGAATTTGTTCGCTATGAGCCACCGCCGGGAGTCATTCCCGAAGACATACGCAATGCTGTACTGGCAATGGACTCGACCCCCTACGATACACTGAACAGCCAGTATCCTGATTTTGTGTACGGAGGATTTCCGGGCTATCCGTATCTGGCACTTCAGGCGCAGTTACCAGAGTACCGGCGCATGGTCAGTGTGATTGCCGAAGAGATGACCCGCAAATGGATAAAGGTTAAGGCGGTCGGGGTAGGGGACGACAGCCGCGCGCCGCGCATAGCGCAGCTTACTGATGCACTGGAGCGCTATAACGTACGGGATGCCTTCAGGCTGGCGGTGGAGCATGACGGCTTTTTCGGGCGAGGGCAAATTTATATCGATGTGCGTTCGCCATCGGGTATGTCGGCCTGGACTGACCCGGCGGAGTTGGAGTCCAGGCTGTTTATTTCCGACAAAAAAATCCCGAAAGGTTCCCTGCTGGGGCTTCGTATTATTGAACCCGTCTGGACGTATCCGGGTATGTATAACTCGGATAATCCGCTGAGTGATGATTTTTACCGTCCGTCCGAATGGTACGTAATGGGAAAAACGGTTCACGCCAGCCGCATGATTGATCTGATTTCTCGCCCGGTTCCGGACATGCTGAAGCCGGCCTATAACTTTGGCGGCCTGTCACTGGTTCAGATTGCCGAACCTTACGTCAACAACTGGCTGCGTACACGCGACAGCGTGGGCGATATGCTGCATTCGTTTTCGCTGAGCGGGATCATGACGGACATGAGCCAGGCGTTAACGGGGAAAAGGGACCCGAATTACGCAAAACGCGCGGAGCTGTTTAACCGTACCCGTGATAACCGCGGGTTGTTGATGCTGGACAAGCAGAAAGAAGAGTTTTTCCAGTTCAACACCCCTCTGAGCGGCCTCGACACCCTTCAGGCGCAGGCACAGGAACACATGTTCTTTGTCAGTGCCATACCGTCAGTAAAGTTCGCCGGGCTGAGTCCTACGGGACTGAACGCATCGAGTGAGGGTGAAATCCGTGTGTTTTACGACACCATCGCTGCACTTGCCACTCGTCTTCTGAAGAAACCCCTGAAAAAGGTACTGGATATTATTCAGTTGTCTGAGTTCGGCGATATCGATCCTGATATCACTTTTGAATTTGAACCCCTGCATGAACTGACGCGCGAGCAACTGGCGAATATCCGTAAAACTGAAGCGGAAACAGATCAGATTTACGAGAGCGCCGGAGCGGTGACCAATAACGAGGTACGCGAACGGCTGGCTACTGCACCGGACAGCCCGTACAGCGGTATTGACCTGAGCGGAGAAATCGAAATTGACGACACCGAAGAAAATCCGCCGCAAGACCCGAACGCAGACCCTGAGACGGATTTCACCCAACGCGGGGATTGAGGCCTGGTACCGCAGACAACTGGATAATGCCGTCAGTGAGATGCACAACAGCGTGCTTTACTGGCTGCGGGCTGAGTACCGTAAAACAGACCTCGCGCAGGATGCGTCCCCCGTTAACCTGATGCGTGGAGCCATGCAACAACTTGCCAGGCGCTGGCAGAAAAAGTTTGACGAAATGGCCCTGCGGCTGGCGAGGCGGTTTGCCGGTGATGTTCTGAAAAACAGCGATGCGTCACTGTCCACTGCGCTCCGTGATGCCGGGTTTACGGTTCCTTTCCGTATGACAGCGGAGATGAACACCGCACTTCAGGCCAGCATCACGGAGAATGTGAACCTCATTCGCTCCATCCCGCAGCAACATCTCACCCAGGTGGAAACACTGGTCATGCAGTCTGTTGGCCGGGGGCGTGACCTGAAAACTCTGACCGATGAACTGGAAAAACGCTACGGCATCACACGACGGCGCGCGGCGCTGATTGCCCGCGACCAGAACAATAAAGCGACCTCGGTAATGCAGTCGGCCAGACAACGCTCGGTGGGCATCACTGAAGGTATCTGGCGGCATTCCCGCGCGGGTAAAACATGGCGCCCGTCGCATGTGAAGGCGAACGGTAAACGGTTTGATCTGCGAAAGGGGATGTTTCTGGATGGTAATTGGGTACTGCCGGGCGAAGAAATCAACTGCAAGTGCGGCTGGGAGGCCGTTATTCCCGGACTGGAGAAAAGATGATTATTACCGAAATGCTGGCGTTTGACCGGGCATCGGTAAGGCAGTTTGATAAAGTAGGTCGCCTCCAGATTGAGCGCAGTAATCTCAGCAAGGCGAACGTCTGCGGTTATTTCGGGCATGAAATACCGGGGGCGGAAGCGCTGGGACTCGACCCTCAAAAACTTTATCAGCTTTACCGTGACCCCGATGAACTGCGCAAGGCAGTTTCAACCTTCAACAATATTCCCGTCCTGTGCCGACACAAACCCGATTATCCGGGCGCGCCCGCGCGCGAGTACCGGGTGGGGACGACTCATGCCAACAGCGAGTTTGACGGTACCTATCTGGTTAACGGCATGTCCATCTGGGACAACTCCGCCATCGCGGGGATAGAAACGGATGAACAACGGGAAATCTCATCGTCATATGCCTATGTGGCAGATATGACGCCGGGAACCACCCCCGACGGTGAACCGTATGACGGCGTTATGCGGAATATCGTGGGAAATCATGTGGCGCTGGTCGGCGATGGCCGGGCGGGGCCGGACTGTCTTGTTATGGACTCTCTCCCTCAGGAGCTAAAACGCATGAAACTGAGTAAAAAAGAAGTGGCGGTGCTTACCGCGCTGGGAACCTATCTTGCGCCGCGTCTGGCACAGGATGCGGCTCCTAAGGATTTGTTACGCCTGATGGCGCAGCATAAGCGCCCGGCAGCTATCGCCAGTGCGGTAAAAACTGCTTACAGCGAACGGCTGGCACAGGATATGGATATTGAACCGGCGGAGCTGGCGCAACTGATGGAATCAGCAGAAGCCGTGCCGGAGCTGGCAGGGGACGATGATACCGGGTTAACTGACGAGCCGAAGGCATTTGATACCGACAGCCCGCTAGAAAGTGTACTGGCGTTGCTGTCCGGCAAAGTTCCGGATGATGTGCTGGAAAAAATTAAATCCGCACTGACTCCGGCAGCTGACGAAGACACCGGAATAAAAGAGGCTGATGTGAAACCCGACGATGTGAAAGTCGATAAACCCGCGATGGATGCGGCAATCAGGCTGGCAACTGACCAGGCAACGAAGCGGGCTGCTGAAAATTTCCGCGCTGTTCGTATGGCTGAAACCGAGGTGCGGCCGCTGATTGGCGATGTGGTGGCGATGGACTGCGCCGAAGAGGTTTACCGTACTGCGCTGGAACAGACGGGGATCGATATCCAGGGCATTCACCCCAGCGCGTACCGCAGTATGGTGAAGTTTGCCGTTGAGCAGAAACAGACGGCTAAAGGTCCGCGTGTTGCGATGGACCAGGCCAGCGCATCGACGTTTGCGGCAGATTTCCCCGGTGCAAAACTGAAACGAGGTTACTGATATGAATACTTTTCAGACACACATGAACCAGTACCCGGCACCGGGGATTCCGGGGGCATTTGCCAGTGATAACCCTCACGCCTCGTATGTGGCGGGAGAAGGCGCGCTGATTACCGGCCCTGACGGACTGGTTATTGCCCGGTTTGCCTGGGTAACCAAAGGCGTTGCCGCCAATAAGGGAACCGGTGCGCCGGCGGGTTTTGTTCCGCGCGACGGGCAGGCTTCTGTTGTGGAATGGCTGGCTGGCGACTCGAACACTATTTACCCGGGACGTGAATGTACCCTGATGGTATCGGGGGACTTCTGGGCACTGACCACCACCGCTGCGACGGTCGGGCAGAAGGTTTTTGCCTCCCTGACCACCGGGGAGATAGCCACGGGCGCAGCCGGGGCCACGATGGCGGGTTTTGTCGAAACCGGGTTTTCCGTTGCCAGCGCTGCGGCGGCGAAAGAAGTTATTAAGATCAGCACCTGGAGCAAATGATGAATAAATTTAAACAGCATTATGCGACGGTAAGCCGCGACTACGGGATTATCCTTCCCGGTGCGCAGGCTTATTTGCCCCCGGAATACGCCGCCGATTACGGACTGGCGATGGACGCGCAGCCTGCGCTGGTTACCGCGGCTAACAGTGGTATCCCTGCATATTTCACCAATTACGTTGAGCCAGAACTGATCCGCGTGCTGGTGACGCCGATGAAAGCCTCTCAGATTCTGGGCGAAACCAAAAAAGGTGACTGGACGACACTGTCGGCACAGTTCCCGATTGCAGAATCTGCCGGGGAGGTGAGTTCCTACGGGGATTACAGCAACAACGGTGTTGTGACGTCTAACGTCAACTGGGTACCGCGCCAGAGCTATCACTTCCAGACGTTTACCCGCTGGGGCGAGCGAGAGCTGGATATGTACGGCGCAGCCCGTATTGGCTGGGCGGCAGAGCTGAACGTGGCATCGGCACTGACGCTGAATAAGTTCCAGAATAAATCCTACTTCTATGGTATTGCCGGACTGGCGAACTACGGTTTGCTGAATGACCCGTCGTTATCCGCACCGATAACCCCGGATACCGTGGACGGTAAGCTCAAGTGGGACGACAAGGACGGACAGGGCGTGTATGACGATGTCGTGAAGCTCTTTAAACAACTGGTGAAACAGACTAACGGCCATATTGAGCGTACCGACAAAATGAAGCTGTGCATGTCGCCGCTGGCGGAGGTGAACCTCACCAAGACTAACCAGTACAAGGTTAACGTGTCCGATCTGCTGGCGAAAAACTTCCCGGCGATGACCATTGAAACGGCGGTGGAATACACCTCTGACGCTGGCGAGCTGGTACAGCTTATCGCGGAGCGTCTGGGGGAACAGGATACAGGCTATTGCTCTTTCACTGAAAAAATGCGCGCCCATGCGGTAGTGACTGAATCATCTGCCTGGAAACAAAAAAAATCTGCCGGTACCTGGGGGGCGATTATTCGCCAGCCGCTGGCGTATGCACAAATGCTGGGGGTGTGAGTCATGGCTGAAATGGTAACAGTGGGCTGCAAATTGCCGAACGGTCTGATGCTGGAAGTGGGACCGAAACAGGTACAGGTAGCAGGCTGGCGGAATAACGCCGTTAAAATCGTTGGGGGTTATGGCCTGACGCAGGTTGAAAAGGCGTTCTGGGAAGCCTGGCTGGCGGAGCACGGCCAGCAACCATATGTGAAAAACGGCGTTATTTTTGCGCAGGATAAGGCGAACAGCGCTGCCGCGCAGGCTACGGAGCAGGAAACCGTGAAATCCGGCCTTGAACCGCTGCCGCAGAAAAATCCGGCTCCGGGCATTAACCGCGATGATGAAGTGATGGACAAACCTCAGGAGTAAAACGGTATGGGTACGGTAACGTTTGACTGGCAGGCATTTTCGGCCCTTTACCCGGAGTTTTCCGCTGTTGGTCAGGTTTCCGCAGCCGCCATGTTTGGTAAAGCGACCACGTTATACCTGGATAATACGGACGACAGTCCGGTTACCGACCTGAACGAGCGGGAACAGCTTTTGTTCCTGCTGGTTGCGCATCTGTGCTCGTTGCGGGGACTGGGGAGCGGGAAAGATGGACAGGCCGGACTGGTGGGACGTATCACCAGTGCGTCGCAGGGTTCAGTTTCCGTCTCCGTGGACAATAGCGGCAGTAACGATGCGTCGTGGTGGTATCTCCAGACACCTTACGGCGCTGATTACTGGCAGGCGACGGCGCCGTACCGTTCAATGGAGTATGTACCGGGCGGTTCACCTTCGCGTTATCCGGGGCATTATTACCGGGGATACGGGAGGGGGCGTCGATGGTAAACAAAGTTACGGGCGGCAGACAGTTCCGGCAGAAGCTGAAACAGGCCGCAGATAACCTTAAATCGGGCAAAAGCCTCAAAGTGGGTTTTCTTGAAGGGGCAACCTACCCCGACGGTACGCCGGTGGCGTATATCGCCGCCATTAACGAGTTTGGCGGTAGTGCGATTATACCCGCTCGCGAGCAGACGCTTCACTTTCGCTATAACGAAAAAACGGGAGAAATCGGGCACCGCTTTGTCAAAGCCGGTAAGGGTAATTTTGCTCAGGATGTGGTTATTCCTGAGCACACGGTCACCATTCCACCCCGTCCTTTCTTCCGTAAGATGATCGAGCATAAAAGCCCCGAATGGGGCGAAAAAATGGCGACGCTTTTACGGGCGAATGATTTTGATACCGCGACCGCGCTGGTGTACATGGGGGAGCATATCAAAGGGCAGTTGCAGATGTTTATTCGAGACTGGAAAAGGCCGCCCAACGCCGCATCCACTGTCCGGCAAAAGGGCTTTAACAACCCGCTTATTGAAACCGGTCATATGATGAACAGTGTCGATTATTCTGTTGACGGGGGCAAAAAATGAACCTCCACGGTATTGTTTCCGGCGCGGTACGCCGGGTAAATCCTTATACGGAGGCGCTGGTTTATCGCTCGCGCGGGAGTACACAGCAGGCGGACTATTCCCGCGTGCCTGAGTATGATGATCCGGTTCCCGTCAGGGTACAAAAACAGGCCGTCACCCAGGCGGATTTACGTCATCTCGACAATCTGAACCAGCAGGGTGTTTTCGCCACACTGTATACCGACGGTAACTGGTGCGGGCTTAACCGTACCCGGCAACAGGGTGGCGATAAATTTGTCATTGGAGATGAAACGTGGCTGGTGGTTGAGGTACCGGAAATCTGGCCGGACTGGACGAGGGTTATTGTATGTCTTCAGGTGTGACCCTCTCCGTTACGGAAAGCGATCTTTATCAGGCCCTCGGTGATTATCTCCGGGGGCTTTTTTCTGATGCCGGGATTGAACGAACACAGCAGAACCGGGTCCCGATGCCTCAGGGGGACTTCATCACCATGACAGGTATTGATGTTACCGGATTATCCACTGCGGTAGTGACATACTCTGCGCCGGAACAGGCCGGTGAAGGCTCTCAGCATATCACCCGTACCACAAAATGGCGTTGCCAGCTTGATTTCTACGGGCCTCATGCGGCGGATAACGCGCAGGCGCTGGCAACGCTTTTCCGGTCTGAATTTTCCGTGCAGCTTTTCCGGCAGACCGGCGGGCTGATTTCCCCGCTGTATTGCTCAGATCCCCTTAACACCACGTTCGTCAACGGCCAGCAGCAGTATGAACCGCGCCGGACGCTTGATATTCAGATGCAGATTAACCCTGTGGTCACAACACCCCTGATGTTTTTTGACAACGTGATCACCCGGACAACGGAGGCTGATAATGCCAATCCCACTCAGTAAAGATGTACAGATAAATCCCGGTGTGCTGGCTGTGGCGGGTAATGCCGTCGATCTTAATGGCCTGTTGCTGACCGGAAATCCACTACTCCCGGTCGGCGGTGTGGTTCCGTTTTCCTCCCCGGATGATGTGGCCGCGTATTTTGGTGCATTATCCGATGAGTACGCACGCGCGCAGCTTTATTTTCAGGGCTTCAAAAATGCCACTAAAACGCCGGGACAATTGTTGTTTTCCCGTTTCAATCTTGCCGCATCGGCGGCCTGGTTACGTAGTGGTTCGTTTAAGGGCGTGACTATTGAACAGCTACAAAAACTTTCCGGTACGCTGACGCTGAGTATTAACGGGAAAAGCGCCAGCGCTGAGGTGAATTTTAACGGTGTCACCAGCTTCGCTGCTGCTGCAACGGCACTACAGACAGCGCTGACCGCGGCGGTGGCAACAGTGGTATTCGATACCACACAGAATGCTTTCGTCATTACTGCCGCCGGGGCGAAACCGGAGAGCACCACGATAACGTTCGGCAGTGGATCGGCTGCGGAACCCCTGAAGATGACCAGTAATACGGGCGCGGTGATATCCCAGGGCGCGCCTGTATCTGATGTACCTGACACGATGGTAGCCATTAAGGACGCTTCCCAGCAATGGGCGGGATTTTCCACAGTATCTGAAGTCACTGACGAGCAACACCTGGCGTTTTCTGCCTGGGCAAACGGGCAGGGCAAGCGTTACTTTTATGTGGCATGGACAACCAGTGGTAAGGCCAAAGTAAAAGGGGATACCAGTCATATCGCATACCAGATAATCACCGTCAATAACTACAGTGCTGTTGTACCGGTTTTCGCGTCTGATGGTAACCGGGCGGCTGCGGTACTGGGGTATGCGGCGTGCCTTGATTTTGTCCGACCAGAGGGGCGCGTGCCGTTCAAGTTCCGCGAGTATGAAGGTCTGGCCGCTGATGTTACCAGTGGCAGCGATTACGATGCACTGATAGCCGCAGGTTACAACTTCTATGGGAAATATGCGGAAAACAGTGTGGTGGAAGATTACTGGGCGGATGGCACTATTACCGGCGATTTTAAATGGCTGGACAGCTTCTGCGGGCAAATCTGGCTGAATGCCAATTTGCAGGGAGCTGTGATCTCGTTATTCAAGTCAAACCAGACTATCCCCTACAACAATGAAGGGCGGGCGCTGGTTGCGGCATCAATGAGTGACGTTATCCAGCAGTACAAACGCTGGGGCGGTATCCGTGAAGGGGTGACACTGACGGAGGCGCAGAAGAAGCAGATCAACAATGTTGTGGGGGAGGATGTTTCTTCAACGTTGTTTGCCACCGGCTACTACCTGTATATCGGCGATATGCTGCCTTCTCTGCGGGCAACACGTAGCAGCCCGTCCTGTACGCTCTGGTACTGTGACGGCGGCAGTATCCAGAAACTTGTTATTGCATCCACGGAGGTCCAGTAAATGTCAGGTAATAACAACACCATCACTGCGGCTGATGCCATTATCACGCTGACAGTGAATAACCTGTATCCCTCCGGCGTACAACTTCAGGGATTTGCCGCAGATAACGTTTATGGCACCGATCCGCTGGTACTGGCGGAAACCGTCCGCGGTATTGACGGTAAACTGTCTGCGGGATTTGTGTACAGCAACATTATCCAGACGTTTCACATCATGCCGGACTCACCCAGCCGGGATATTTTTGATACCTGGTCAACCACATCCAGGACCAGCAGGGCTGTCTTCCGTTGTAATGCTGTCGTGCTGCTTCCGGCGATAGGCCGTAAATATACCTGCGTAAATGGCGTACTCAAACAATGGAAAGCGCTGCCTGACGCGGCGCGTACATTGCAGCCAGGACAGGCGGTTATCGAGTGGGAAACTATCACTCCGGAGGTTTTTAACTGATGGCCCGTAAAGAGAAATTTATCACTATTGATGGTCAGGGGCGGGATAACGGCAAGGTATTTCACCTTACCGAAATGTCTGCCTCGCAGGCGGAATGGTGGGCGATGCGCGCCATTATGGCGATGGGGCGTGGCGGCGTGGAGTTACCGGATGATGTTCGCAGTATGGGGATGGCTGCGCTGGCGCTGGAAGGGCTGAAAGCGTTGTCAAAAATCCCGCCGGAAGAAGCCCGTCCACTGCTGGATGAAATGATGGAATGTATACAGTTTGTTCCCGATCCGAAAAATCGTGGTATACGGCGACCTCTTATTGAAGACGATATAGAGGAAATCACCACCAGGCTTAATTTACGTGCGGAGGTATTCAGACTGCATGTGGATTTTTTCAGTCCCGCCGCCAGCTAGATATTCCCCCGCGTTATCTCGGCCCCGACAGACCGTTCGGGGTGGTGGATTACGTTAACGTTCCCCGCACCATTGCGACCGTTATCTCCTCCGGTAAGGCTTCAAAAGCCGAACTGGATTCCGTACTTGGTGTGCAGGACTTATGGGATCTGCTTGAGATTATTCAGGTGGACGCCCATAACGAACGTGTGATGCAGGAGACACAGAATGGCAGCGGTACTTGATGAGCTGGTTCTGGCACTGGATATAGAAAGTAAGGACTTTACCGCCGGGGAACAGGCTGCGCACGCTGCACTGGACCGACTGACCGCCGCAATGGAGCGGGTGGCGGATGTTTTCGAACTGGGGCAAAAACAGGCCAGTAATGCCCTGGCGAAAACAGGCAGTGATGCGGATAAAGCTGCACGTGAGACGGAAGCCGCCGGTGAGCGCACGGGTAAGGCCCTGAAGAAAACAGGCTCTGACGCTGATAAAACTGCCGCGAGTATGGAACAGGCGGGGAAGCGAACCGGTGATGCCATCGCGAATACCGGAAAAAAGGCCGAAAAAACCGCTAAGAGAATGGAGGCAGCAGGTAAACGGGCATCAACGTTTTTTTCCGGCATACGTACTCAGATACTGGCGCTGGCAGGCGTCACCCTGACACTGGGGGGAATTAAAAGCCTGGTCACGGGGTTTGCCGGTGATCTTAACCGGCTGTCAATTTCCTCCGATGCCTTTGGCATGAAAGCGAAACATCTGGACGGCTGGATACGCGCAGGGCAGGCAAATGGCGCTGACGCTGGCGAGATCACCGGGGCGTTTTCCCGGATTACGGATGCAAAAGCCGCGTTCAAAGCCGGAAAGTCCTTTGATCCTGTATTGCAGGATTTGTTTCAGGTTGCAGCCCGTGCGGGTGTCAGTGTTGATTTAAATACCGACAGTACCGAAGTCATCATGCGCAAGCTGGCGTCTGCCTTTCCGCGTCTGACAAAGTCAGAACAGACAGCCTACGGTAATGCGCTGGGGTTCAGCTATGCCGGGCAGCAGTTTCTTGGCTCAGGCCATGCTCTTCAGAATGTGGATGACTTTACATCCCGTTCGCAGGTCTCCGACGATAAAATCCGGAAAGCCCGCAAATTGCGGGAAGCCCTTGCAGAACTGGACCAGGTATGGACAACAATTGGTCTGACTATAGGTACGGCACTGATGCCGTATGCCACGGAATTCAGCAAATGGCTGGAGAAACTCGGTGACTGGATGCAGCAACATCCGGAGGAAGTGAACAAGTTTATCACCACATTTCTGAATAAAGTTGAGTCAGTGGCCTCCTGGGTGAATAAGGCTGCCGGAGAAATGGGGGGCTGGCAGAATGTCATTATTACGCTGATCGGGCTGAAAGTGGCGTCATGGGTACTGGGGCTGACTAAGGCCCTCAACGGTCCCGGCGGCCTTCTTTTTGCGATAACTGCGCTTTACCCGGTTGTTGACGGGTTAATGACATCCATCGTTGGCAGGAAGAATAAGGACTGGCTGGATTCGCATGGTTTTTTCTGGGCTTCAGACGGGACTTTCTTTTTCAATAAGAAAGAGATGGAGGTATACCAGGCAAAACTGGATGCCGGAGAAAAGCCAGGCAACATCACCCATGCACAATCACCTACAGTATGGCAGCAGGGAATGCTGGATACTCAGGCTTCTCTGGCAACCGGGAGGGGAGCAGCCTCCGGGGCATCCTGGCTACAGGGTATGCGTGCGACGCAGGAAAAACTCGGTAATGCCATGCAAAACCGCCCGCGTCCGACGAAGGCCGGGGAGGCTCTGTTAGGCTGGCTGCAACCGAAACTGTCCCAACTGGAGGCAAAATATAACCTGCCGACCGGACTGCTGCGCAGTGTTGCGATCACCGAATCCGGTGGTAATCAGTTTGCCGTCTCACGCGCTGGTGCGATGGGACTGTTTCAGTTCATGCCGCAGACGGCTAAGGAATTTGGTCTGAGGGGAAACGATGCCTTTGATCCTGCAAAATCCGCTGATGCCGCCGCGAGAAAACTTGGTGGCCTGCTGCGGTTTTTTCATGGCGATCTGGCTAAGGCTTTGGCGGCATACAACTGGGGTGAGGGAAATGTTCAGCGTAAGGGGCTGGCTGCTGCTCCGGAGGAGACCCGTAACTATATTCCCCGCGTTCTGGCGAATCTGCCCCATCCAGGGGCGGCAATGGCCGTACAGTCGCGTCATCCGGCGCCTGTATCTCAGTCCACCGTAACGGAAACCACGCATATCGGGACGCTGAATGTCACTACAACCTCGGACAATGTGAAGGGCATTACCGATGATGCGCGTAGGCGTATCAGGAATTCGGCGCTTGTTTCAGTTTATTCCAGCGGGGTAACAGGATGAGTTTCTCTTTCGATAATCTTTCCCTGAATAACTTTTCGCTCAATGAAAGTAACGTACTGAGTGCCGTTCGTGGCGGCGGTGTCCTGGGACTCATTAACAGTGTACTGGCACCGTCATTCGGTATTTATTACGCATGGAATGATCCGGCTGGTGTTCACCTGAAGGGCGGGAGGCCTTTCTCCCCGGATTCTTTTGTTGTCGTTGAGGTGGGAGCAGAGGCTTCTGTTTCCACCGCCCCCGTCGAACAGGGAGCCTATACCACCTTTAATAAAATCCAGCGACCGCCGGAGCTGCATGTGACTTTCACTGTAGAGGGGTGGACGGCGTTTTCCGGGGCCGTCCCGAACCTGACAAATTTTTCCACCACCTCGCGATCGAATGTGCTGGAAACGCTTGAAATGATGCGTACCACAGCAGGACTTTACGATATTGAGACGCCGGACAAGACATGGACATCCTACGACCTGGTGAAATACGACTACCGAACGCGAAGTAATAATGGACCGACATTACTGACGGTCAGCGCAGTATTCCAGGCGGTAATGAATACTGGAGAGGTGTCAGTGGGAAGTACGGATAACCAGTCTCCCACGGACAACGATAAAGCAAAAGGGGCAGCATCGGTTAAAACTCAGCCAGTTACGGCGTCGGTGACACAACCGTCAGACGCTGACAGACGGAGCGTCACGAACAGGGGGATCACCTGATGCTGGAAATTGTTTTATCTCCCGTCAAAGCCCAGCAGTTTACGGTGACACTGGGTGCTCAGGTCTGCACCATTCGCCTGAATCAGCGTACTACGGGGATGTATATCGATATTACCGTTAACGGTGAACCGTGCCTGTATGGCGTGTTGTGCCTGAACAATAACCGGATTGTCCGGTACGGATACCTGCCGTTTCAGGGCGATCTGTTTTTTTCCGACACGGAGGGGAACCACGATCCCGACTGGCGGGGGCTTGGTTCACGGTACCGGCTCTACTGGCTGTCGCCTGAGGAGCTGACATGAGCTATGTACAGCGTGACATTACCGTGGAGTTCACCCTGTCAGACGGGCGGACGTTCGACAATGGTAAGGGCAATATTCTGACTGTTTCAGGAGCTAAATGTTTTGCCACTGTCACGGTATATGGCGGAACTGCCGGAACGCAGATAACCCTGTATATCTGGGGGTTGTCTCCGGCGCATATGGCCGACCTGAGTTATCGGGGCGTGTGGCGACCCGCTCAAAGTACGGCCAATGAAATGCGGGTACGGGCTGGTGGTCGGCTTATTTTCGAGGGAGATATTACCGATGCGTATGCGGACTACAACCAGGCGCCGGATATACCCCTTATTCTGACCGGGCAGGTTAGTTTCAACCTGCGTAATCAGACAGCGGCCGATTTCAGCGCGAAAGGTGATGTGCCTGTTGCAGATATCATCCGTGCTCTGGCGTCATCTGCCGGGCTGAAATTTGAAAATCAGGGTGTCAGTCGCAGCCTGTCGAATCCACACTTTTCCGGAAACCTTGTACAACAAATGCTGGATGCCGCTTCAGCCGCCGATATTAACATCGATCTGGGGGACGCGGAGAAAGTCACCATCTGGCCGAAGGACAAAGCCCTGGATATTCCGGCTGTGCATATTTCGCCGGACCACGGGCTTATTGGATATCCGGTCTATACCATGACCGGCCTCAGCGCCACCACGACATTCTGCCCTGATCTTTTCATTGGTCGGCGGGTCCATCTGGAATCGTCACTACCTAACGTGACAGGCGATTACCAGTTAACCGGAGTGATACACACCATTACCTCGCGAACCGTGGGCGGTCCGTGGAGCTCCAACTGTACCATGACAAGGCTTAACGATAATGGCACAACCACTCAGTAATCCGACGGACGTAAACAGCGAAATCAATGCGCAGGACTTTATGCTGCGGCAGTTTCTCGGGAAACACGTATTTATCACTCTGGGGCAGGTAGTGGCGGTGGAGGGGGAGTTTATTGATGTCCGACCGATGGTAATGGGCGTTGCAGCAGACGGTTCCCCGGTTGAGCATGAGGTGATTTATAACCTTCCCGTATGGCGGCTACAGGGGGGCAGCAATGCGGTGATTATGCCGCCACATGTGGGCGATATTGGTTTCCTCGGCATCTGCGACCGGGATATCAGTGCGGTAAAAGCCACGCGTCAGGCCGCGATGCCGGGATCAAAACGCACTCATAACTACGCCGATGCCATCTGGCTTGGTGGTGTGCTTAACGGTGCGCCCGTACAGTTCGTGGAATTTGCTGACAACCAGATACGGGTTATTTCCCCCTGGAAAGTGGAGATTTCTGCGCCGGAAGGCATCGTGAACGCCTCGAAAAGTTTCACTGTTAACTCTCCAAAAATCGCGCTTAACGGGGATGCTGCCGTCAGCCAGGGGCTTAATGTTACCGGACAGTCTGAGCTTTCCGGTGGCGCGCAGATTGGCGGTATTGATTTTGGAAACCATGTTCACAGTGGTGTTAAGTCCGGCGGTTCGACCACGCAGGGACCGCAGTAAACAGGAGAAAATATGCAGTCACGATCGCTTCTTCTCGACACCGGGACATGGGACATCCTGCTGGATGATACCGGTAATCTTGCCATTACTGATAATCCCCATGCGGTAGCCCAGGATGTGGCGTGTGCGTGCAGTACCTTTCTGGGGGAGTGCTGGTACGACTCAACGTCCGGCATACCTTACTGGTCACGCATCCTCGGACACTGGCCCGGCACGCAACTGGTGAATGCCACCCTGCAACAGGAAGCACTTAAACTGCCGACCGTGAGAGCCGCAATTTGCCAGGTCATTGTTGATAAAGCCCGGACAGTAACGGGAGTGCTGCGTATTACAGATACCAATAACGACATTTTTACGGTACTGCTATGAGTGAAAATAAATCTTTTTCTACCGCAGTACCCGCTGTACGTATTACGGACAGCGGGCTGAACGTGCCGGATGAAGCGGATATTCTGAGCGGCAGGCTCAACGATTTTTCTGGTGCGCTGGGCGGCGCAATGAGTACCAGTCTGAGCAGTCCGCAGGGGCAGCTTGCATCAAGCGAAAGTGCCATTATCGCGGATAAAAACGATCAGTTGCTGTATATCGTTAACCAGGTAAACCCTGACTTCTCCAGTGGACGCTTTCAGGATGCAATAGGAAAGATTTATTTCCTGGAGCGACGCGGGGCTACAGGTACGACAGTAACGGCAACCTGTACCGGGCTGGTTGGTACGCTGATTCCGGCGGGCAGTATGGCGCAGGATGAGGCCGGCTATAAGTACGTCAGTCTGTCAGACGCCACAATCGGCGCATCAGGGCAGGTTGATGTGGTATTCCTGAATTTGTCCACCGGGCCTGTCGGCTGTCCGGCGGGAACTCTGAATAAAATTTATAAGGCAATACCCGGCTGGTCAGGTGTCACTAACGCCAGTGCAGGTGTACCGGGCAGCGACGAGGAAACCCGCGCGGACTTTGAAAATCGTCGGCGTAATTCAGTTGCCCGTAATGCCCGTAATATTCTGGAAGCCATCCGGGGTGAAATACTCTCTACGGTAGAAAACGTGGTGGATGTTTACGTCACCCATAATCCGAAAAAAACGGAACAAAAAGCCGGGGTCAGTCAGTATCCGTTAACACCCGGTTCGTTTTATGTTGGCGTGTACGGCGGCAGTCCGGCAGATATCGCGGCGGCCATCTGGCGTAAGGCTCCGCCGGGTATTGATATGAACGGCGACACAACGTTCACCGTTGCGGATAAGGAGTACGATCCGCCGTATCCTGAATACGTGATCACCTGGCAGACACTCAAACCTGTCAGTCTGCATGTCAGTGTGACGCTGAAAAAAAGTGACTATCTGCCCTCAGATATTACCCAACAGGTACAGCAATCTGTGTTGTCCGCGTTTAACGGTACAGATGGTGGTCTGCGGGCAAGGGTAGCCTCTGTTGTCTCCGCAGGGCGCTACTATGCCGGCGTTTACAAAACCGATCCGGAAAATATCGATATTCTGGGCCTTACTGTGAGTCGTGACGGCTCGTCATGGACAACTGCTGTCACTTTCGGGATAGATGAGATTCCGGTTCTGGATGTGTCGAATATCGGTGTGAAACTACAGGAGGCGTAACGTGCAGAATGTGGCTGCAACCGTGCTTGCACAGTATGCCGCCAGCCCCCGACTCAATGCCCTCATTAACAGCTTTAACGCAGCGCTTTCCCCCGACAGTTTTATCAATGATTTTTATGACCTTATCTGGAACATCGATACTGCAGAAAAGTACGGTCTTGATGTCTGGGGAAAGATTGTGGGCGTCAGTCGCCGGCTGACGGTAAAGGACGATTTTAATTACCTGGGCTTCAGCGAGGCCCGGATGGACAACCCGGTAATGGATGACCCGCGTCCGTTTAATCAGGCACCATTTTACAGCGGAAAATCGGTTACCCGGACCGTTGACCTGTCTGATGAGATATACCGGCGGCTGATACTGATGAAAGCCATGTCGAATATTACTGACTGCTCTGTGCCGGATATTAACCGGATGCTGCGGTTTATGTTCGGAAAAAACCGCCGGGCTTATGTTCTGAATAATGGTGGACTGAGGATGAGTTACATCTTTGAGTTTGCTCTCTCGTCGGCAGAACTGGCGATTATCCAGTCGTCGGGAGCACTGCCGTCCCCGCCGGGTGTTTATGTCTCAGTGGTTTTAAAGGAGACCAGTAATGAAGCTTAACGATAAACCCCGTCAACTGGCAGTACCCTTTGCGAGTACCGGGGATAAAAATAATATCCCGGACAAGGCGACGCAGCAGACCAAAGAGAGCGGTAACGCGGCGTATGATTCGGGTTTTCCTCCGGTAACCATGACCCCGATTTCAGCGGGAGGTATACCGCCACACGGCAAGGATTTTAACGGTCTGATGCACGATATTACCGCAGCAATACGGTACGTCCAGGCTGGCGGTTTGTACACGTATAATGCCGATTTCGCCGGGGCCATTGGTGGATATGCAAAAGATGCCATTCTCGCCGGAGTCTCAACAACAGCGGTCTGGCTGAATACCATTGACGATAACCTGACCGATCCGGAAGGTGCCGACAGCGCAGGCTGGGTAAACCTGCTGGCAGATCCCCTGAAGCTGTTTCTGTGGCAAAAAAACAATCTGTCAGACCTTCAGAATAAAGGAACGGCACGGGATAATCTTCAGGTCTACAGCCAGGAGCAGACGGATCTTAAATACCTCGCCAAAGACCAGAACGGTAGCGATATTCCGGAAAAGCCGCTGTTTGTACAAAATATCGGAGCGCTTCCTGCCAACGGTACGGCTGTTGCAGCGAACAGACTGGCATCACGCGGTGCGCTTCCGGCATTGACTGGTGCGACAAGAGGCAGCGATAGCGGCCTGATAATGGGCGAGGTTTACAACAATGGCTATCCAACACAATACGGGAATATTTTACGTCTGACCGGAACCGGTGACGGGGAGATATTGATCGGATGGAGCGGGGTTAATGGTGCTCCTGCGCCTGCATATATTCGCAGCCACAGAGATAACGCCGAGGCTGAGTGGTCCGAATGGGCAATGCTCTACACCACACTAAACCCACCTCCGGATTCGCATCCAGTAGGGGCGGCGATTGCATGGCCGTCTGATGCTACTCCGGCAGGTTACGCTCTGATGCAGGGGCAGTCCTTCGATAAATCTGCTTACCCGTTACTGGCTATAGCGTATCCGTCCGGCATTATCCCTGACATGCGAGGCTGGACAATAAAGGGTAAGCCCATCAGTGGACGTGCTGTACTGTCGCAAGAAATGGACGGCAACAAATCGCACTCGCACACCGCGCGGGCGCAGGATACTGACTTAGGGGCAAAATCTACCTCATCCTTTGATTACGGCACGAAATCGACCAATACCACGGGCAATCATACTCACCAGTTCGGCGGTTATATCAATTCATACTGGGGAGATTCCAATCACACCTCATTTCAGCCTGGAGGTGGTGCATGGACACAGGCCGCTGGCGACCATGCACATACAGTTTATATCGGAGGACATGAGCACACCATGTATATCGGTCCACACGGACACGTCGTTATTGTGGACGCAGACGGTAATGCGGAAACCACGGTTAAAAATATTGCATTTAACTACATAGTGAGGCTGGCATAATGACTTTTAAAATGAGCGAACAGGCGCAGACAATTAAAATTTTTAATCTTCGTTCAGATACAAACGAATTTATTGGCGCAGGTGATGCATATATCCCGCCGCACACGGGATTACCGGCAAACTGTACTGATCTCGCCCCTCCTGATATTCCCTCCAGTCATATAGCTGTTTTTGACGCTGAAACCCAAACGTGGAGTCTGCAGGAGGATCACCGCGGCGAGACGGTTTACGACACAACAACCGGCAATCAGGTTTATATCTCCGAGCCTGGTCCGTTGCCCGAAAATGTCACATCAGTTTCACCAGTTGGTGAATACCAGAAATGGGATGGTAAGGCTAAGGTCTGGGTAAAAGACGAAGCGGCTGAAAAAGCAGCGCAGCTTCGTCAGGCGGAAGAAACCAAAAACAGGCTCCTGCAAATAGCATCTGAAAAAATCGCGCCGTTACAGGATGCAGTGGATCTGGACGAAGCAACCGATAAAGAAAAAGCTTCTCTTCTGGCATGGAGAAAGTACCGGGTACAGGTAAACCGTGTTGATACTTTAAAGCCTGTCTGGCCGGAGAAACCGGCCAGTAGTTTATAATTTG